CGGATCCTATAATGTCATCTTTCTTGACGAGTTCGCTTTCATCCCGAATCACATTGCTGATGACTTCTTTGCCTCTGTTTATCCTACTATTTCTTCTGGACAAAGCACAAAGGTAATCATTGTATCCACGCCACGCGGTATGAATCATTTCTACCGAATGTGGCACGACTCAGAAAAAGGTAAAAATGAGTACATTCCAACTGATGTTCATTGGTCCGAGGTTCCTGGAAGAGATCAAGTATGGAAAGAACAGACGATTGCTAATACATCAGAAGCACAGTTCAAAGTTGAGTTTGAATGTGAGTTTCTTGGTTCTGTCAATACCCTTATAAATCCAGCAAAACTCAGGAATCTAGTCTATGAGGATCCCATCCAGAGAAACGCTGGATTAGATATTTACGAAAAACCTAGAAAAGATCATAACTATCTTATGACTGTAGACGTTGCTCGTGGTTTGGGTAATGACTACTCGGCATTTGTAGTGTTTGATATTACAGAGTTTCCATACAAGATTGTAGCAAAGTATAGGAATAATGAAATCAAACCGATGTTGTTCCCAAATGTAATTCAAGATACTTTAAAGGGATACAACAACGCTTGGGTATTGATTGAAGTTAATGATATTGGAGAGCAGGTAGCAAATATTCTTCACTACGACTTAGAGTATGAAAATATGCTGATGGCAGCAATGAGAGGTCGTGCTGGTCAAGTTGTTGGTCATGGTTTTTCTGGTAAAAAGTCTCAAATGGGAGTTAGGACAACAGCACAGGTAAAAAAACTTGGTTGTTCTAACTTAAAAACTCTTTTAGAAGATGATAAGTTATTAACTCTAGATTACGATATCATATCTGAACTTACAACATTTGCTCAAAAGCATAATTCGTTTGAGGCAGAGGAAGGTTGTAACGATGACCTTGCTATGTGTCTGGTTATATTCTCTTGGTTAGTGGCACAAGACTACTTCAAAGAAATGACAGATACTGATGTTCGCAAAAGAATATACGACGAACAGAAAAATCAAATTGAGCAAGATATGGCACCATTTGGTTTCTTAGATGATGGAATCAATGATGCAGTTTCATTCACAGATAATAATGGTGATCGTTGGCATACTGATGAATATGGAGATAAATCTTATATGTGGGATTACTATTAATGGATTTAGATGACCAGCTAAAATTGGGTCATCTCCTTCTCTATGAAAGGGAATGTAGAATTTGTGGTGAAACAAAAAATTTAGTTGATGGATTTTACAGGACAAGAAAGGATAGAGGTCCTGTTGCTGCATCATATTCATATGAGTGTAAAGAGTGTACTAAGAAGAGGGTCAAAAAGCGTAGTAATGTTTGGGAATATCCAGATTGGTAGGTTTCACGTCAAGATTCCCCATTCAAAACCGACTTTTTAATAAATAATTTCAGAAATAACCTGGACCAAGGAGACCGAAAAGATGCCTCTAAACTTAGCATCTCCTGGAATTGTCGTAAGAGAAGTTGACTTAACTATTGGAAGAGTCGATCCAGTTTCTGGTTCGATTGGGGCACTTGTTGCTCCTTTCGCAAAGGGACCTGTAGATCTTCCTCAGTTTATTGAGAATGAGGATGATCTCTTAAACACTTTCGGCAGACCGTACTCGACAGATAAGCATTATGAGAGTTGGATGGTCGCATCATCCTATCTCGCATATGGAGGAACTCTTAGAGTTTCTAGAGCAGATGATTTTAATGTCACTGATGGAACTGGACTTAAGAACGCATTTGTTGGAACCGCTTCAAGTGTAAGAATTAAAAGTACTGAGCATTATGAGCAACTTGCTTATGATGATAATGCGATTACTAACGTAACTGTAGTTTCAAGAAACCCAGGAACATGGGCGAACGGAATTAGAATCGGAATTATTGATGCTAAGGCAGATCAAATTCTGACTGGAATTTCCACTGCTAACGTTCTAGTTGGTTATGGATTTACACAAGCAGTTCGTTCTGGAGCAACTGTTCCAGCAGCAACAGGAGGAACAAGACCAATTGATGGTTACTTCCAAGGAGTTATCACTGAGGTTGGTGATGGTCAAATCTCGACAAAACTTATTGCACACGTTTCGGCTGCAGGCACTGTAAGTAATGCAGATTACACTCAAAATAGTGTATATGCATTAACAAATGTAGGAAGCATTGGTATTCATACCACTGACACTGGTGTTATTGACGCACCAATGGCAACCCGCGCATATACTACTGAAAAAGATTGGTTTGAGAATCAGAACATCGAACTCAGTTCTACTGACTTCAACGGTGATCCAGTTAAACTTGAGTGGGATCAGTTATCAAACCGCCCAGGAACTTCCGAGTTTGCTGCAAATAGAAACTCTAGATTCGATGAAGTTCATGTTGTTGTTATTGACGACAAAGGACTTATTACTGGAAACGCAGGTTCCATCCTTGAAAAGCATCTCAATCTTTCCAAGGCAAAGGACGCTGAGTTCTCTGTAGGTTCTCCTTCTTACTGGAGAAAGTATCTCTACACTAACTCTCGTTACATCTTCGGTGGTTCTGCACCTTCTGGAACAACTTCAATTGCATTCTCTGATAATGGTAGAGAGCAATCTGAACTTGATGCCGACACTGGTTGGGATCAAAACGCAGACGGCGTAAACTTTGGTGGTTGTGGATCACTTTCACTTGCAATGGCAGGTGGTAAAAACTATGGTGGTTCAAACGACTTGACTAGCGCAGGTTCTTTGGATTGTGGTGCTGATGATATTATTTCAGGTCTCACTAAGTATGAGAATACTGAAGAGTTTGAGGTAGACTTCATTCTGATGGGATCTGCTAAGTACGATAGAGAAACCTCTCAAGGTATTGCACAAAAGTGTATCGCTGTTGCTGAAGAAAGAAAGGATGCAGTTGCATTCATTTCACCAAATAGAGCATCGTTCTTGACCGATAATCAAGTTGGAACAGTAACTGTAAACGATGTTGACACGATTACCAACAACGTTCTTGGTTTCTACGCACCATTGAGTTCTACAACTTATGGTATATTTGATAGTGGTTACAAGTATATGTACGACCGCTTCAATGATACTTTCCGTTATGTTCCTCTGAATGGAGACATTGCTGGTACTTGTGCTAGAACGGATATTCAACAGTTCCCTTGGTTCTCACCTGCTGGAACTTCAAGAGGTGCGATCCTCAACGCTGTTAAACTGGCATACAATCCAGGTAGAAAGCAAAGAGACGCATTGTATTCCAACAGAATCAACCCAGTTATCTTCTCCCCTGGAGCAGGTATTATCCTGTTCGGTGACAAGACTGGATTTGGTAAGTCCTCCGCGTTTGATAGAATCAACGTTCGCCGCCTGTTCATCTTCCTGGAAGATGCAATCTCTGCTGCTGCTAAGGACTTCCTGTTCGAGTTCAACGATGAAATCACAAGGACTAACTTCGTGAACATTGTTGAACCATTCCTCCGCGACGTTCAGTCGAAGAGAGGTATTCAAGATTATGTCGTCATTTGTGATGAAACAAACAACACTGCTGCAATTATTGATAGCAATGAGTTTGTCGCGGACATCTTCATCAAACCCGCAAGATCGATCAACTTCATCGGTCTAACCTTCATCGCCACCAGAACTGGTGTTGCATTTGAAGAAGTAATCGGCTCCGTTTAATTCAATTAGAGGTTAACTCAAATGCCATCTAGACAACAGATTAATCCACCCCCATTAAGGAAGATTACCGACTTCAAGAGTAAGTTAACGGGTGGTGGCGCTCGCGCCAATCTCTTTGAAGTCGTGCTTCAGTTCCCTGATGCAGCAGCACCTGACTCTGTAGTTCTTGAGAAATCAAGATTCTTGGTCAAAGGTGCAAATATGCCAGCATCCAACATTGCACAGATCGAAGTACCTTTCAGAGGTCGTGTTCTGAAAATCGCAGGTGATAGAACCTTCGATTCTTGGACCGTTACCGTCCTGAACGATACCGACTTTGCAATTCGCTCTGCCTTTGAGCGTTGGATGAACACCATCAACAGAGTATCTGATAATACTGGTCTGGTTAATCCAGCAGATTATCAATCAGATGCTTATGTTTATCAGTTAGATCGTGATGGTTCTACTCTGAGATCATATCGTTTCTACGATGTGTTCCCAACTCAGGTATCACCAATCGAACTTTCTTATGATGCTCAAGGTATTCAAGAATTCACTGTTGAACTTCAAGTTCAGTGGTGGGAAGCTACTAAGGGCACTGGTGAAAATGCTGGTGGTGAAGACATCAACTAAATAGAAGAAGGTAATAGGCACTTTAAGTTATTATGGCCAAACTTTTTGGTTTTTCAATTGACGACAAGCAAAATAAGTCACCTTCAGTTATTTCCCCCGTTCCTGAAACTAATCAGGACGGGGTTGATAACTATATTAGCAGTGGATTTTATGGTCAATACGTTGACATTGAGGGTGTTTATAAAACAGAGCATGATTTAATTAGAAGATATAGAGAAATGTCTCTCCATCCTGAAGCGGATGGTGCTATCGAAGATGTAGTTAACGAAGCAATCGTTAGTGATCTTTACGATTCCCCTGTGGAGATAGAACTTTCTAATCTGAATGCGAGTGAAAATCTTAAGAAGACAATCAGAGCAGAATTTAAGTATCTCAAAGAAATATTAGATTTTGATAGAAAATCTCACGAAATCTTTAGAAACTGGTACGTAGACGGAAGAGTATATTACTTAAAAGTTATTGATCAGAAAGCACCTTTTGAAGGTATCAAAGAACTTAGATATATTGATCCTCTAAAAATCAAATATATTCGTCAAGAAAAGAAAGGTACTGCATATGACACTGGATTTGCCAGAGTTGGTAATGCAATTAATATAAACGGCAAATCTCAAGAAGAGTTTGCTAATGGACCAGAGTTTGAAGAGTTTTTCCAATATACTCCATCACCAAACTATCCAACATCTCTAAATGGTAGATCAAAGTCAGTAAAAATTGCAAAAGATTCTGTAACTTACTGCACTTCTGGTTTAGTAGATAGAAACAAGAATACTGTTCTTTCATATCTTCACAAAGCAATCAAGGCACTCAATCAACTGAGAATGATTGAGGACTCTTTGGTCATTTATCGTTTATCTAGAGCACCCGAACGTCGTATTTTTTATATTGATGTTGGTAATCTTCCTAAGGTAAAAGCAGAGCAATACCTCAAAGAGGTTATGTCTCGCTACAGAAACAAACTGGTCTACAACGCACAAACTGGCGAAGTTCGTGATGACCGCAAGTTTATGTCTATGTTGGAGGACTTCTGGTTACCACGTAGAGAAGGTGGTCGCGGTACTGAAATCACTACCCTACCTGGTGGTCAAAATCTGGGAGAACTTTCAGATATTGAGTATTTCCAAAAGAAATTGTACAGAGCACTTGGTGTTCCAGAGTCTAGAATCGCTGCAGATGGTGGTTTTAATTTGGGAAGATCATCAGAGATCCTTCGTGACGAATTAAAATTTGCTAAATTTGTTGGTCGTTTGAGGAAGCGTTTTGCTCAAATGTTCAATGATATGCTCAGAACTCAGTTGATTCTGAAAAATATCTGCACTCCAGAAGATTGGGAGACAATGAAGGATCATATCCAATATGATTTCCTTTATGATAATCAGTTTGCGGAATTGAAAGAATCTGAGTTGATTCAAAACAGACTTGGCATTCTTGCACAAATGGAACCATATATTGGTAAGTATTATTCTACCGAATATGTTCGTAAGAGAGTTCTTCGTCAGACTGATCAAGAAATTATTGAACTTGATATACAGATTGAAGATGAGATCAATAAAGGTATCTTACCAGATCCATCAACAATTGATCCAGTAACTGGTCAACCATTACCACAACCTGTTGATCCATCAATGCAAGGTGGAGATGGATCTGGTATGTCTGGAATGGGTGCAGATCCTATGGCAATGGGTCAAGTTCCCACAGATCCAAATGTTGATGCAGAAACCACAAGAATCAACAAACAGTATGATAGAGACACCAGAAAGTCTGAGTTATAAATATATTATATTAACATATT